CTCTCCGTCCTTACTCAATTCTTCCATCCCACTCAAACCCCACCCATTGAGGAAGAAGAAGAGCATGAAGATGAAGGTGAACTTGAACCCGATGTCGTCGTCCAAGCCACCCCTGTCCCTCCCTCCGGACCCTCCTCAGTCCAACGTTATGTGCGTGATGATTTGATGACCACCAATCTTGAAAATCCTAATGTTGATGATGCCAAGAATCGTCTTGTACGAGTCCGCATCGATCAAATTATGATGATTGAGATGTTGCGCATTATTAATAATACCGCTAACGCCAATACTAATGCTATCGCTGCACTCCAGACGAGTGTCAACACATTGATTGCTCGTCCGCCCCCACCACCAATTACTGGTCCCGGTAATGAAGTCTTCCCCCCTGGAGGAAATCGCTTACCTGGTAATACAGGCTCTAGAAGCGCCCCAGTGGACGTTGTTGTCACTCCAGACGATCCCATTGAAGATGATGGAAACTCTGTTTTCCCAGAGTCGGATTTTAACAACTCTAGTACCTTCATGGGTCCTATTCTTCCCCAAGCCTCTATTGCTAATGATAATGATCTCATGTCTAATGCCTCCATCACCACCCTCCAAGTCAAAGATGTTCTCCATGTAGACGAAGCCCCCACAGAATCGAAGACAGCCACTGCCGCATTTGATGATCCAGGTAATGAAAAAGATAATTGGAGTCTTACAGATGTTCTCAAACGTCCTGTTCGTCTTGCCAATGTAACCTGGAATGCTCAAGATGCTGGTACTCTCATGTTCAATGCTGATTTCCCAAATACTTGGCTTGATCCTAGAGAAGAACGCCTCGCTCACTTCCGTAACATTTTGACCTCATTCAATATGTATAGAATGGACGTTGTATTTCGCCTTACCGCGAACGCTACATCTATGTACGGTGGAGTTCTTGCAATGTACTTCGATTTCTTTGATCGTTTTACCACCGATGGCAACGTTCTTAACCACGTCTCAGCATCTCACTTTGATCCCGTATACCTTGACTTATCAAAAGGTACTACAGCAGAATTGAGAGTTCCTTTCTCAGCCG